GAAATTTTGGCATTGTGGCGGAATGGTTACGCAGTGGATTGCAAATCTACCTATCCCAGTTCGATTCTGGGCAATGCCTCCAATAGGTTTGAGGTAACTTCAGTCTCCCTCCATTACCCCATATCAGGGCAGAGCAAGGCTACTATGTGATTTCTCTTGATGCCCATAAACGACAAAGCCCTCAACTATTTCTAGCAAAGGGCTTCATCTACAAACACTATGTCAACAACTCTGAAACATCAAAGTTGGGACACAGAATGGAGTTTGCCACATCTCTGTGACCCACAACGCTGACTGTATACTTCTGTTTCAACTCTTTTACAAGATTTACCAACGAGGTATATTGTTTGAACGTGTAGTTACAGTCAGGTTTATTTTCTATGGACTTGCCTCCTATAAGACAAACACCAATAGAATTTTTGTTAGTAATGTCAGGATTACCTTCAACATGAACTCCTGATAAAAGAATGTCTCTACCTTCTTGAACTGTGCCGTCACGTTTAATAACATAATGGAACGCACAAGAAAATAATCCTTTTTTTCTATGTTCTGTATCTAAATCCTTAACATCTAAATTCTCTTTTGGAGCAGTGTGACTTGCATGTATTATAACGTAAGAAGTTTCTTTTCTTTGATTACTCATATCCACTCCAGTGGTATGTGTTTATCCGCATGTTTAAATCCATACTTATCGCACCACATGGCGTAAGTCGTTGCAGATTTTTTAGATATTCTACTTCTTGAATTACTAAATATAAATCTAATGTCTAATTTTGGGTGTTGCTCTTTTACTAATCTCATCTTCTGTCTATCAGCAGAAGTAAACAAACCTTTTGTTTCTATGAAAATGTCTTTGTCTGTTAAATGAAAGTCAGGGGTGTAAGTATGTGATTTCTCAGGTTTAGTATATTTCAACTTAACCTTTTCATACTCATACTTTACACTATTAGCTTTTAACTCTTGTGAGATTGCTATTTCTAGCCCTGACCTGAAGCCATATTTCAAACCAACTTTATTAAAAGTCTGTGTTTGTTTGTGACTGTACTTCATTTTCAAATGACTTGTCTTCTGGTGCAACGTAACCATCTTCAACTTTATCAAAGCCATGTCCTGCTGAATTTGCATTTCCACCTTCAACTAATTTAGTTATTTGCACTGCTCTTAATCTTAATGAAACTCCTGCACCTGCCATTGCCGTAAAGTACGGTATCAACTCAGCAGATACTTTCATCTCACTCCCAGACCAAATATTAATATCTGTCATGGGCTTACCTTGACTGTCAAAGATTGCAACTTTGTTTGGAATAACTTTTCCATCTTTAGTTATAATTTTTGCTTTAGTTTTGAATTTAAAGATTATATTTCCAGTTGGTTTTCCTTCAATATATTCTTCTTCAAAAGGTAAGTTTGCTTTCTTAACTTCTTTGCCTTTAGATTTCTCTGCACCTAAAGCCATAGCTTTCTTAACTTCTTCATTAATGCTGTTAGTGATTTCTAATCCCTCTTTTGCATTAACAATTAAGTTTGTCTTATAATGTCCTGTCTCATCAAATTTTGTGTCAGGGACATTTAACCAACAAAATTGAGATACACCTACTGGTGTCACAATTTTTGCATAGTTCATTTTACTCATCTTCTTCGTCCTTTGTTATTGGTTCTATTATCTCTCCGTCAATTACTCGTGCCACTAGAACGTCTAATGGTTGGTAATCGGCAGGATAATCTTTGTCGTACTTACGTCTATCCATTCGTATCTCCTGTGTGTTTGTTATTTACTATGATGGGTACTTTATTAAACTATCCGCAAACGGATAGGTTTAGGCAAAGAAAAACTTAGCTTTTTCTAGTAAACTAATATCCAATGAACCCTTTTCAGGCACATCAGGTAGAGTTTTCCTTAACTTCTCAGGTAATTGTTTTTCAACATCATCTTTAAAGTCTTGCAGTACGTCATGTTTAGTAAAGATATTCATAAAAGCCTTTCTTATGCTTATGTTAAGTTTATCAATGTCACACGCATTCGTAGCGTAACTATCATGCACATTACAAAAGTTTTCTATTCCTGCTTCTTTTGCAATATTTACAGTTTCAACCATACAAGCACTGTCGATTGAGTGAACAAGGTTTGGTGCTACCGCATTACGCATTCTAAGTTTATCTGTTAAGTCAGTCTCAGTATTAATACGAGGTTTGATAACTTCTCCCATCAACATTGCTTTAACTCTTTTAGATTTCATTTCAGGATAACTTTGAAATACAGGAAATCCAACAGGTGTAACCCAAGTGATTGGCAGTTGTTCTTTAGACACAATTTTAGCTATGTCTTGAAGATACTTCATACCACTTCTAGCAGACGTTAAATTGTCTCCTATACTGTCCCAAATAACACTAGATAGATAACTTGCAGGTTTGAACATGTCATTTTCAAATGGGTGCATTTCTCCTTTATCTTTTCTTTTAGTTAAATCTTCCACCACAAAATCTGTGCAAGAAAATCTAGTAGAGCCATAACAGATAGTCATAATACTTCTTTTAGTAGTAGTACGTTTAACTCCATAGTCTAACCATGCTTGTGCATAAGGCTTACCTTCGGCTACATCTAATTTAAGTTTTTTATTAACTGTGTTTGCTACTAATTGGTAGATGTCTTGTGGTTTTTCTACTGGCAATAAATTAACCATCTCTCCTGCTTTAGCGTCTTTTAACATTAAAGAATAAATTTGAAGACCATTACAAGAGCCATCAACATTAATAGGTATATAAGAAATAAAGCCTTCACCTTCTTTAAGGTATCTAGCCCATTCATCACAAAATGCTAAAAATTGAAAAGCATTCCCTGCGTCTTCCCATTGTCTATTAGTTAATGGGTCTTCCGCACAAGCTACAATCATAGCTTCATTATCTTTAGTCCACTTTTCTCTAGCTTCAAATGTTATCTTATCTTCTCCATACATATTAGCACCATGCACAGCTAACCAAAAGATACCTCTATTCTCTGTAGTGATAGGCTTACCTTTAGCAAAATTTAATAATGCTTTAGCACCATTGATAGATTGATAATTAAGAAACGCAGGAACACAATAGGCTCTTCCTCTAAAGTCTAATTGTATTGGAAAGAATAAAGTAGCAAAGTTTTTAAACTTATCTGCTAACCAAATTATTTTTGCAAACAATAACCTTTTAGAAAACATACGGTTATTCTCTGTGTGAATAATTACAGCTTCCTTCTTCCATGATTTTCTACTGATGTCATTAGTATCAATATCATGTGGTTTATTGGGTATCTCTTTGTTCTTAGTTGAGGGCATTCCCCCCATAGACATTCCTCTATCCCACGCTTGTTTCATCACATCTAAGATAAAATGATTAATTTTATAAGCTGTGGATTGCATAGCATTAACCGCATTATAAACCTGTGGCATTTCAAAGTTTTGCAACTCCTTTTGGAACAGTTTTTTGCCTAAACCATGTTGTTTAACAAGGTTTAATTCAGGTAGTTCCTTAGTCCAATAACCGCCTCCTACAGTGCTGTCCCACGACTTACAGGGCATTACAGTGGGCATATACTCAGGGTTTAGGAGTTCATTAAAGGTATTTCTCTCTTTAATCCAATCTCTAGTTTTTTGTGTCTGTTTGATAACTTTAGTCTTTTTATGCTTAACAGTTTCAGTCTTAATTTCAATCATACCTGTGGCATATATCATTAGTTCAATCAAACGTAGTCCAACGTGTAATTTCTCTGGTGTAGTCCATTCTTCCCATTTCATTACTTCGTCTCGTTTAGCACTCTCTTTTAGTTTTCTTCTTTTATAAGTATAGTTCCAACTTCTTCTATCTAAATCTTGACGTACTGTTTGGTATAACTCTGGGTTTAATAGCTTGAAATTTTTCAGTGCTATTTCAGTTTCTACTTTACCACCTAATGTTATGCAGGTAGCAGTTAACGGTCTATTTTGGGTGATTGTATTTATGATTGATTTGGCTGTGATAAGTGCCAGAATTTCTGGTTCAACTTCACAAATTTTAATGAATGCTAAAGGTGGCTTTTTAACAATATTTTTTGAGGTGTCTTCTATCCATTGGGCTATCTCCATAGCTAAAGGTCTAATGGTATTAGCAACCATTACTTTACCATAAGAGGTAACACTTTCTTCTTCTCGGATTATATGAGATTGTAACCTAGTGTTAGTCCTATGGACACCGGAGGCAGACATATCTTTTTCGTTGGCTTGTTGGTCTTTGAACGTAGGTAGGGCTTCTATTAATTTAGACATATTTATAACTCCTGTTTATGTGTGTTATGTTTTTGGGATTGGGTATCTATAAAGGGTACTTTTATAATTATGTAACCGTAGGATTGGTGTACAATTTAGGGTTCGTCCTTTGGCACATTTTTTGAACAGTGCTAAAGAATAGTTGAGTGTTTACGTATCTTATTGACGATAATACATGCAGTGACGGATTAATTACAGAGGATTGCAAATCCCATTGTATCAATCCGTAGCAGAATACGTCTATTCTACTATCTTTACTGTGTAACACTAAACAACTATCCTTTAACATTTATTATTCCTCTATCGGTTAAGTATTTTTGTTAATCGAATTAAGAACATTTACTGCACCCATCAAATTATTTGGTATCAAATGGGCATATCTTTTTATCATCTTCCACGACTTGTGACCTAGCATTGCTCCTATCATGTGAAGTTCAACTTTACCTGATTGAGCCAAACGAGTTGCACAAGTGTGTCTTAAACAATGAATAACAAACTCTTTGTCTTCAGTAAGGTTCATTGCTTTTCTCAGTCTTCTCCAAGTATTCTCACAAGTCCAATACTTCAACTGTGAAAACACTAGGTCGTTTCTCTCCGCTTTAGTTAACAACTTATCAACGATTGCTTTAGCACGATATGTTAATGGTATTCCTCTAGCTTCACCATTCTTAGTGAGACTAGCAGGTAAGTTAACAACAGAGTGTCCGTTGTTATTGTGTACCATCAACTTCTTAATAGATAGTGCTTCCCCCAAACGCATTCCAGTATCAATTAAAAATAAAAAGAACTCTAAATAATTAACCATATTCCATTCAGTTAATAATTTAATAATTTCCTTTTCTTCTGGAGGTTCAAGGTATCGTTGTCTTCCATTGTTTTCGCTTTGCCATTCAATATGAGGCATTCTATCTAAATGATAAATAGATTGTCTTTGATTGGCATAACGTAACATCTTAGAGATTGAGGACATGTAACGATTTATAGTAGCAGGAGCATAATTCCTGTCTTCTAAAGTATCCACGAGTTGTGCTATGTGGGTATCGTTAACTTCAGTCACAAGCATTCCACGACCAAGCATTTCAATTACTTTTTCGCCTCGCTTAGACTGCATTTTTTCCCAACCTTTGTCTGTTAACTTGCGGTGTATCTCCGATAGCAACTTTGCATTCTTTTGTTGCAACATATTTACCTCCGCTTGTTGTCATTGTTATCTGACCATTTCAGAAAGAGTGTTAAACACCCTTCTGCCTTTTGCAGTTAAACGTACAAGTTTTCTTCTACGTTCTTCTGGGTCTTCAAAAGATTGTAATAAACCTATTCCAATTCCTTTTCCAGTCTTGTCACCTAATTTGTAACAATTCCTAGAAATAGTTGATTGGGCTAGGTCTAAGTTCTCAGATATGGATTGCATACTAATTCCGTCTGCACCTCCATAGTGACAAACATAAAAGAAAACCGCTATACTCTGGCTTTCCATATGAGGGTCAAACTTACGCATTTCTTCTATTATCTTCAGCAGGTTTAAGGTCTGCATTTTCTCACCTTTCCTTTGTTGTGGTTAGTGTCTTTTTCAGAGTTTAGTCACTGACAAACTCCCACTATCCTGACTTGTATAGTGGATATTAAGATAAATACAATCTGTATTTACCTAAATCTATCACAATTTCATGCTTATCTTTAGTCACTTTGAAAGGACTGTAACGGCTATATTTTTCTATATATAACTTAAATAAAATAAAATTTATATTCAAATTCATTCCTTTCTTTTTGCTTTTTGCAAAATACACCGTCTAGTCCTTAGACGGCATTTCATGGATTAACCAATCGTCAGTTTTGCTTTTTTTAGTGAGGATTGAAAAAAACTCACCGTCTAGTCCTTTGGTTGGTTTTTTAGATTTCTTACCGAAGATACCTTCCCAATTCTCTTTGTATTTCTCTGAGGGAAGGTGAACACCGTCTCGTATTTTATATGATTTAAACCCTGACATATTCGTGACCGTTCCAAGTTCCTAGCCCTTCGTTAGGCTGTTTGTCATCACTGCTTTTGTGACCTTCCCAACTATTAATAATTTCAAAATGGTCTCTTTCCATTATTTCGTCATTACTAAAATTGCCTTCTTCTACTTTTTTTCTAGCTTCAGCTTCAGTTTTTGCTTTAACTTCCACTTGTGATGTAACTTCTTCTGTGAACTCAAATGTATAAGTTTTCATAGTGTTTTCCTTCTGTTGTGGTTAATTGAAATAAACTCGCCGTCTAGTCCTGAACTCACCGTCTAGTCATAAGCACAAGTGCGTATAAATAAACTCGCCGTCTAGTCATTTAAGAAAGTTTTTAGTATTGGTGAACGCTACCTAGTGAATAGATAGCGTTCTCTGTGTGTGTGGTGGTTTTTTAATTATTCATTGTTTGCCCTTCCGTTTGATTGATAAAAAAATACACCGTCCAGTCATAAGACCAAACGGTGTACGCTGTGTATGCTTTGTTAGTTTTTAACTAGCTTTTTTTAATGGTGTATAAAATTGAATTTTCTTAATACCTTTAAAATCTTTGTAAGGCTCAACTTTAAATTGACCGTAGCAGGATTTAAAAACGTCTTTTAGATATAAAGCCCAGTCAGTCGCAGGAGTTTTTTTCTTAATTTTAACAACTCCGTCAATTACTGAGTAGCTTTTGCATTTAAAAGATTTAAAGCCATGCGTTAGCGGTACGCTGTAGCTGTCTCTCATTATGAAATCCAACCTTCAGCAATAGCAGAATGAAACAATTTTAATTTCTCCGCTTTGGTTGCTTTCTGGTAGTCCTCAAAGTGTCTTTTTTTCTCGGTCTCGTCTTTATACTTTTGAACCGTCTCGGCTCTCTGTATATTTTGAACACATTTAGCAATCTGCATATGTGTGACCTCCATCTGTTATAGTGTTTGTGTTTGTATGACTTTTAAAAAGTCTCTAAGCCTACTCAGTGAATAGGCTTAAAGTCTTTTTATTTTTGTAATTGTAATAATTCACTTTTAGTAAACATTTTTTTTAATTCGTCTATTCTATTGGGTGTCAATTCCATTTGATTGGTGGAGTTACCCTCACCATCAAATATTTTAATACTGAAACCGTATTTAGTTGTTTTAAG